CTAGTACCTACCCCCACAGTACCTAGTACCTACCCCCACAGTACCTAGTACCTACACATGACCAAGAGTAAAAAAAGACTTGACTATTTTCTAAAATTGCGTGTTTTATAAAAATCATGTGATACAATCGAAGTATGAAATACTTAAAGCCTAATGACATTGCGGAACGTTTCGACGTGACCGTTCAGACCGTTTTCTATTGGCTCAATTCCGGCAAGCTCGACGGATTCAAGGTCGGTAGAATGTGGAGAATATCCGAAGAGAATGTACAAGACTTTATTAAGAAGTCAACACCACCGAAGGATAAAGTAAGTGAGTAGGCTATCCGCCGAGGGTGAAATTGAATGCTCGTTGAAAGCGCACATCACCCAGATGCAGGATTATGACCTTGCCCCACTGCAAGAGCAAATAGAGGCATTCCGGAACCCGAAACGGAAACGTCCACTAACCACTCAACAGCGGGAGCTTGAACGGGCACGTAAACGCCGATTCTATCAAGCACACCGTGAGGAACGGTTGCAACATGACCGCGAGCAATACGCGAGAATCAAAAAAGAATATCCCAGAAAATACGAGGAACGTTTAGCGCAGATACGCGAATATAAGCGTTCGAAACGATTGGAGCAAAACAAATGAACGACCCTATTATGCTGATCGAACACGGTAGGCTTACCGGTGAGCCTGAATTGAAGACGACGAAGACGGGTAAGCAGATTCTACAGTTCACCGTGGCCGGTAACGGGTCGCACAAGGATAAGCAGACAGGCCAGTATGTGGATGACTGCCAGATTTTCATCCGTTGCACGGAATGGGATGTCAACCGTGCTCAAGCCCTGCAAAAAATCTTGCACAAGGGCAGTGAAGTACGTTTGGAAACCGCGTTTAATTACTCTTGCGGTACTGACCAGAACGGGCAACCGCGCGTGTATTTCGACGCTCGATTCCCGAAGATTACCGTGTATCCGCCCCGTCCGCCGAAGCCTCAGCAACAGCAGAACACCGGTAGCCCGTCGAATTTCGACGATTTTGGCAATAGTGACGCTTGGGGTGAAACCGCATTTTGAAAACCAAAACGTTGACGTTTAACGCGTACGGTATGACCCCCGCACCTAAGGGCAGTTACCGTTTCGTGCGGGGTCACGCCATCCCTATGAGCAAAAGGGAGAAGCCGTGGCGTAACCTCGTGTCCGACAATGCGCGTATTGCAATGACTCGGGAAAAGTTCACGCAGTTTGACAAGGATGTGCCCGTGTCGGTGCGTATCACGTTTTTCCTGCCGCGTCCTAAAACCGTGAAACGTCATATGCCTACCGTTCCGCCTGATATTGACAAGCTGTGCCGTGCCGTATTGGACGCCTTGACTGATGCGGGAGTGTGGGTGGATGATAGTCAGGTGGTTGACCTAGGCGCAACCAAAATCTACACGTCCGGTATCCATGTTGGCGCGCATATCACAGTGGAAGGGTTAGCACATGAGGAAGATTAAGCATAATATCGGTCATATTCTCGGCAACATCTTGGCCATGCTGTTGCTAGTGTCTTTTACGCTGATGATGATTCTTATCTGCGTACTGTTGTTGAAAACCATTTTAAGCGTGGTGGGCTTATGCGTCTGACGTGGAAACAGCTGGAAGCGTTGAGTATTCCGCATAATTCTACGCCGATTGACTTGAATGACCCTGAAATAAAAAGCATGATTGCGGAATGCCGTAAGCCGCATAGTGTGCAAATGGAATTGGAGGACTTCGAAGATGGGTGTTAAGAAAGGAATGGTTAACAATCCGACAGGCAAGGGTGGTTTCGGTGATCATCCAGAGAACGCGTGTAATGGTCGGTGGAGGAAAGAAGACTCATACACCTATAACGTTAATAAGTTTGGCCGCATGACCGATATTGAACTGCAAGAGGTCATATTGCAGGCTAAGGGCGGGGAGCTTACGCAGTTCCAACGTGCCGCCTTGCAGACAGTGTTGGACATGCAGAAAAAGGAAGGATGGAAGAAGCTAGTGGACACCGTTGATCGTGTTGATGGCAAGGCATTACAGCCGGTGGAACAAACGGTTAACGGGTACGTGCCTCCCACTATTAATATCGAGTTTATCAAGGGTGATGACGGTGAAGAATGATTTTTGGACTGTGCGGGAATGGCTTGAATTTGTCCAGCATCCGGCGGAGGACATGAGTTATGCAACGGTTCGTTTTGGTCGGTTTCTGTGGGATAATTGGCGGCTCACGCGCGGCTCGAAGACCATTCGAATGGTGAGGCGTAATATTAACGGTGTCCGCTCTGGATTGATGAAAGCTTATCCGAGAGCGCAGAAGGCGTATATACTCTGTCTATACATGGTTTGGCGTGATAAGGAGAGTAGAAAATGAGTCTTGAAATCATTGAAATGAACGTCACTGACCTCGTACCCTATGCGATGAATGCCAAACAGCACCCGAGCCGAGCGCCTATGAACATTATTGGCATGAGAGCGTAATGGAATACGCCGAAATGCTCCCAGCCTGAAGCACTGGCTGGCATGAGATTGCAACTTATGCGTGTGATAATCTCATGGCATGTAAAGTAAAATCACAGCCCCTCTACTCGCGCGAGTAGAGGGGTGTTTCCATATCAATTACTAGAATACGTTGTATGAAGATTCCTGATGATTATTCTAGTCTTTTCTGGTGGACTCACTCGCTCACACCGCCCGCCCGCTATTTCGTTTTCGAGGGTGGCCGTAGTTCAGGCAAAACCACGACCATATGTCAGTCGTTAGTGTTGCGTGGAGCTGTCAAGTCTATTCGAGTCTTGTGCGCTCGTGAGTTCCAAAACTCGATTAATGAATCAGTGAAGAAGAGTCTTGAGGACTCTATACGCATGTTAGACCTTGGCGGATACACTATCACGAAAGACTCGATAGAGCACGAAAATGGGACTAGTTTCGTTTTCAAGGGCTTGCATAATGACCCCGAAACCACCGTCAAAGGTCTGGAGGGTATCGACGTTTGTTTTATCGATGAAGCGCAATTTATTTCCAAGCATTCACTGGATATCCTTCTTCCAACCATCCGCAAGGAAAACAGTACAGTCATTTTTGCCATGAACCCGCTGACACCTAAAGACGAGGTTATGCAACGCTTCGTGTGGGATGCGAACGAGCAGGTGAAAGCGCGAACCATCCACAAGCACGTCACCTATCGAACCGCGCTCAAGGCTGGACTACTGCCGCGGGAAGTGTTGCAACAAGTCCAAGAGGCTAAAGGGTCTCCCGACTTCGCGCACATCTGGGAGGGCAAGCCGACCGATAACGTGCTTAACCGCATCATGTCGTGGCAACAATTGCAGTCCGCAGAAACCACCATCATGCCTGACGGTGGCATAACCTTTGGTGTTGACGTTGCACGACTTGGATCCGACAGGACAGCCGTAGCAGTCAACAAGGGCGGCACTATTATCGATTTAGTCAGTTGGAACCACACGCGTTTAACGGACTCAGCGCAGACCATTAGACAACTTGCAGACCGATATAGCCCGGTTGCCATCAATATTGATGACTGCGGCGTAGGTGGTGGCCTGACCGACATGCTTATTGCGGACGGGTTGCCAGTCCAGCCGATTAATTCCGCGTCACGCGCGAAAGACAATGTGAAATATCCCAACGTCAATAGTGAGATGTGGTTTACTTTCGCGGAGAAACTAGTCGCCGGTGACATACATTTCATTAATTCGCTACATGATAAGAACGATTTGTTTGATGAATTGAGCACGCGCGAGTGGAAACTCACCACGAAGAATCAACGTCAGGTGCAAGCGAAAGCGGATTACAAGGCGGCTAATAATGTTGGTTCGCCTGACCTTGCGGACGCTACACTATTGAGCGTGTACACGCCGGTTAAGTTGACTAGTTGGGATGTTGAGGTATTATAGATAGTGCCGGTAAAGCTTTGGTCCTTTTTCTTTACCGGTGGTTGGTTGACTGGATTAAGCCCCCGCTGAGCGCTCATTGCGGGGGCTTTCCTAGTATAATGGGAACCGTTATCAATAAGCCTATTGAAAGACGGTAACATTGTCTAAACTCGGATATAAAATCAGAAGTTTCTTTACCCGTCCAACGTCCCCAGCATTGACTGAAGGATGGACTAGGGTTAGCGGCAGTGGAACGCAAGTGATTCCACCGTATGACGCTTACGCGCAGATTTTCCCATATTCCAACGCCATTGCGGGACGTTTCGCCACTATCATCCCTTATGCGGTTGATTCTCAGGGCGAGCGTATCAACCCGGCACCACCGGCGCTCAAAGCATTGTACGCGCCTAATGACCAATTCTCTTGCCTTGAGTTCCTGAAATTCATCGCCAACAGCATTCTCACCCAGTCGCATCTTGATATACTCATCTGGACTAATCAAGGCGGGCACATCCAGCCGGGCGGCGAAGTAACACCCGACAACATCGCGGGCTATACGTTCCTCCCACAAGATAGTAGGCAGTGGGATAGCAGTCATACGACTTGGACGCATCGCGTCACCATGACCATTAACGGACGTTTGGAAACCCGCACTTTTACCCGGAATGAGACTATCGCGCTCAGCTATTCCGCTCACCCGCTCGACCCGTCGCGTGGCATCAGCCCGGCGCAGACTATCCGCAAGTGGGCGAACGTTGACGACATGATTGCGGATTACGAGCGTGGCTTCTTCGCTAACGGCGCCGTCCCAGCGGGCATGATGGGTATCGTATCCGCTACCGCCGATGATTTCACCCGCACCAAGAATCAGCTTGAACAAGCATTCCAAGGCGCCGGACACAATAACGGCGTTGTCTATAACATGATTCCCGTAGACCCGCTTTCTGGTAAGCCATCCGACACGGGTAAACTCGTGTGGGTGCCATTCCAACAAGCCAATAATTCACTTGACTTGTCCAGCCTTAACGATGTGGTAAACAATCGACTTGCAAGCGCTTTGGCCGTGCCGGATATTGTGCGCGGTATCGATAACGGGCAGACCTATGCCAATGCTGAGCAGGCCGAACGCGCATTCACCGAAAACACGTTGAAACCGTTGTGCATGACGGTGTGGGACAAATTCCAGTTCGAGCTTGATCGCATTACCGGCGGACTCGGCTACGGTATTAATTTCACTTTGGACATTCCGGCGCAGACGGACGTGCGTAAAGTTCAGGCCGATACTCAAGCCGTGCAGGTTGATACGCTTATAAAGCTTATCAACGCTGGCGCGAGCGTGGAAACCGCTGTGAAGGTGTTGCACTTGCCCGATGAATATAACGCGTTGGAACTGGAACCGGCCACACCGTCTCTTTTCGTGAAGCCGGAAGCCCCGCAGATTGTGCCGCAGATTCAGGCCGCGAAAAACGATGACGTTAACACGAAACCGGTGAAACCGGACGTGGAAGAATCAACCGTAAGCAAGGCAACTAAGCTAGTTCGCAAATACTATCGTAACCTAATTGATCTTAATCTAGCGGCGCACAGTTTCGCTAAGCCAGAAGTGGACAGTGGGGAGATCCAAACAGAACTCGTAGACGGCCTTTTCTCCATCTATGAACCGCAGATAGTCGCATACGCCAACTCGACGGGCAAGACAATTATTCAAGCCATGCAGGACTTGGCACAGACCAACCCGGATATTGCCAAGATTCTTGACTCTTGGACTCCAACACAGATTGCCGCGCTTGTCGGCTGGGAGGCACTGCCGGACACGTTCGAAAAGGCGTACCGGAAGCAGTTGACCAAGACAGTGGCCGCTGTGACGGGTACAGCCAATAAGAGCATTGCCAAGATTATCGCGCAAGGCATCGAAGACAAGCTAGATTATAAGGAACTTGTACACCAATTGTACGGGTTGCTTGACGATGACCGTGCCGAACTCTTGGCCGGGAATGAACTGCGGAATGCGGAACGCCTAGGAAACCTCTATTCCGCGCAGAATCTCAGCAAGAAAACCGGCGTGACCTTGAAAAAGGTTTGGCATACTAGCGGCCTTGACGCTGGCAGTGAGCAAAAACCGTGCCCGTTCTGTGAGCATATGAATGGCAAGGTGGTCGGCCTTGCGGAAAGTTTCATGGACGAGGGTGATTCCGTGGATATTGACGGTGAGACCTTCACCAATGATTACGTGAGCATGATTACGGCGGCGGCTCACCCGCGCTGTCGTTGCACGCAGACTTACGAGGTGGCGTGAAAATGGAAATCAAGTGCAAGAAGTGCGGAAGGTTCCTAGGCGAAACGGAGCATAGTATCCGCCTTATGCTCAAGTGTCCTAACTGCCGTGCCTATCTGCTCTATCACATCACAATGCTTAGTGAGAATCATTCTCATTAATAGTGTTAGAATCAGTATAGAGCAATAAAGCCCCGTAAGGACGCTCAAAACGTAAGGAAATAGGAATGCAACAGACACTCACATGCGACGCGAACAATGTCAGCAGTGACGGCCACACGTTGACGTTCCTTGCCAATAGTGGTACGCGCATGACCAATGGCTACACGGTAGACCTTGCAACACTGCAAGCCCCCGTGAATGACGGCCAACTCAAGCTCGTAGCCGACCTGACAGATTCCGACCGTCTGACTTTGCCGCTACTGCTCGACCATATGCCGAGTATCACGGCTCAAGTCGGCATCATCGAGAAACTTTGGTTTGATGATGACGGATTAATGGCTCAGGCTCGACTAAGCGACAATGAGCAAGGCCAGAACGTGCAACAGTTGGCAAGTGAAGGAATGCTAACGAACTCTTTCAGCATCACAATCGACTTCGACAATGACCCCGACGAAAACGGCGTAATCCATAACGCCGAACTCGTCGAGATTAGCGTGGTCTATCGAGGTGCCGACAGTAAAGCCGTATTCCGTAGTCTAAACAATATCGAAGGGAAAATAATGGAACTCAAGAATAATCTCACCAAGGATGAAGCGCAATCCCTGATTGACCAAATCACGGACGCTATCAATGGACTAACCGAAAAGAACGACGACAACACCGAGCCGGAAGAGCCGGTGCAGTCCAATGAGGCAGAAAATAGCAAGGAGGGTGACACCGTGGCTAATGGTCGAACCAATATCATCATCAACAGCGCGGGCGGTGCGCGTCAGTCTCTCGCAAAGACCAGTGATCCGCTGAAGGACTGGCTGAAGAGCGAAGACGCGACCAAGGCTTACGAGCAGGCATTGTGGAAGGCCGACAATCAGGGCGTGAACGGTTTCAAGGCGGCGTGGCGTGAAGAGCTTGCACGCCACGCCTATGCCGACAACTCTTCCATCGATGAAGCTAGTGTCGGTAAGCTTGTCCCGACTTCGGTTATTACCGAGATTGAAGACGTTCTCAACAAGGCTAGCGAACTGTGGCCGCTGTATCGCAAGCTTGACGTTGACAGCTTCACCGTCGGGGCTCAGCTGGCCGGTCTGACCGATGACACTCGCGCCCACGGCTACAAGGTTGCTGACTATGGCACCACGAAGAAGACTCAGAAGTTTAATCTGGTTGAGCGCAAGCTCGCCGCCGACTTCGTGGTCAAGTACGCCGTGCTGAACAAGGGCGATATCCGCCGTACCGATAAGCCGGGCGCACTCGTCAAGTATCTGCTGGCCGAAATGCCGAACTATATTCTGCACGCAATCGACCGCCAGATTATTCTTGGCGGCTATACCGACCTTGATTTCTTCCGCTCCGTGCAGACCGATGCTAAGGACACTTCCAGCGAGTTCGCGGGGAAGAATTTCGTTCTGAGCGCGGCCGAGGGTGCTCGTGCTAATCTCGTGCTTGATGTGGTCGGCCTTGCATCCAAGATTACCGCCACCGGTACCAAGGTGCTCGTGCTTAGTCCCGATACCAAGGTGGATATTATCACCGCGGCTGATGGCATTGGCCGTCCGCTCGTCGGCTACGGTAATGATAACCTCGCCGCCTACCTCGGTGTCGATAAGGTCATCACCCCGGACTGGTGGACTGATGCGGATGACGCGCATACCCGCGCCGTTATCATCGTCCCCGAAGCCTACGGTGTGGTCGGTGATACGTCCATCAGCGCTTTCACGAACTTCGCACTCAAGACCAACGAGCAGGAATACCTGAGCGAGATTTTCTCCGGTGGTGCCCTGACCAAGGTCAAGAGCGCAGGTGTGCTGACACCGAAGGCTAGCGCCTGACGATAAGTGACGTGGGTAGGGTTACGACCCTACCCCTCTCGTTTTTAAGGATTAGGTATGACTAATATTTACGCACATCTCGCGGACGGTGACGCGCCCAAGTCTCAGCATGTCACACAAGTAAGTTTCGTTGATAACTCCGGGAAGAACATTAACTTCAGTGCCCAACTGGATGATATCGGAAACGCGTTGGCAAATCTTCGTAAGATCACCAAGTTGCAGAGTGACGCGGGACTGGCTGACGTTATCACCACCGTGAACGCGATTCTTGACGCAATCAAGCCCACCGTGTAACCGGTAGAATAGTAGGGGTATCCCAATGTGGGGTGCCCCTTTTCGCATATTTGGAGGAAAAATGTCTTTTATCCCGATTGAGAATATTGGCGGTGAGAACGCTCGTAAATGGTTGCCGACTATACTGCCCGCATTGCAGAAGCTTTTATGTGGCGCAATGGTGGCACAATCCACTGGTGAGAAATCGGCCATCGTTGGAGATGACTGCCATACTGTTGCCTTGGGCGCATGGTATAAGGCAGTCACATCCGTAAACATTAACGGTAAAATGGCGGCTTACACGTTCATCCCGACCACGGGTGACATGGATTACACTACCGGCCAAGTCGAACAAATGTACGGCAACACGCTCACCCTCGAAACCAAGGCAGAGCCGGGCACTGTAGTAACCGTCGCAGGAACATACGGTTTCGACACCCTCCCGGCTAGTCTGCAAGCCGTGTTGTCAGGCATGGTCAGTGCAATGCAACGCCACGCGGACGAAACGGATATAATCACCAGCAAGAGTATCGAAGACGTTAGCGTGTCCTACCAACGGAACACAGCCACCGACACGCTTACTCAAGCAATCCAACCATATCTAACCGTTATCAACATGTGGAGTCTCTGCGAGAAGCCGTTAGGCGTCGGAGGTATCGCGACACCCAACACACTGCCAGTAGTGCCGTATTGGATTGGGGACGGTGACGGTCTTGGATTGTAATCCATTCAAACTTTTCCCCGACCAAGTGGAAACCGTCGAACTCTGGAAGTATGCGAGCAGTGAACGAAACAACAAGAAACTAGCGGACGTACACGCGATAATCAAACGTTCAACCAACTCCGACGCGTTCGGAGACTATGGCGTGCGTATCGCCACCCGCCGATTCCATTTGCAAGCCGAAGACATACCCGCAGACCTGCGAGATCCCGACATGCTGTTAGACCTGATAGTCAAAATCAAAAACCGAGCGTTAAAAATCACTCAAGCAAGCCAAGGTGACGACATGACCACTGGGAAAACACGGTTCATCACCGTCTACGCTCAACCCTACGGAAGGAGCACACTATGAGCCTACACGTCACAATCAATAAAGGCGTGTATGAGCAAGGCCGTCAAGCCATGCGCAATGGTCTAGCCCACATGCTCACCGATATCCACAAGGATGCAGTAACCAACGCTCCAATCGGCAAAGCACCCGAAGACAAACACCCCGGACTATTGAAAGCTTCAGGACGTTTCAAACTCCAAGGCATGAAAGGCTATATCGCCTTCGGTGGCGGCAGAGTCCCATACGCCAAACGACGAGAATACGAAAACCATCGACACCCCGGCACAAGACTCTACCTACATCGTGCAGTAGCCAAAGCCCAAGCACACGCGGACAACTATTTCCAAAGGATACTAAAATGATTGAACTGGCAGTAGCATTAGACCTACAAGAACACGGCTTCGGCACCTATGGGGAAACCATCTTCGTAAACGAAAGCCCCATATTAGACACGGGCGCAGTTAGCAGTAAGGATGGCATATGGATAACCTCCACCACCGTAAGCAACGGCAACGGTCATTACACTGACCAACTCACCATAAGCACACGCTTCTACGATGTAACCCGACAAGGCGAATACCTCCTAAAACTCATGGAATACATCAACACGCAACTAGTAGACCAATGCACGCTAAGCTGTCAACCCGAAAGCCCCATAGTCTACAAGAAGCTTACCATAAGCCCCGCAAGCAGTATAGACTTAGACGCGGTAGACGGCGAAGGACATTATGTGAAAAGCATCCACTTCACTATCACCTACCCACTCCCAGATTTAAACGGGGTAAAAGTGATAAACTAGGAACTAAGCAGAAAACGATAATCATTCTCAATAAGGAGTAACACAATATGGCCACCACAGACTACAGTCTAATCGGCAAGAAAACCGTATACATCGGACAGGAAGAATTCGCACCCGAACTCGTCGGCTCCGATGGTATCACCATCACCCTCACCCCGAACACGGTGGACGTGGAGTCTCAAGCCGGAACTATTAGTATTCCTACAGGCACTTATAGCGAGATCAGCGCCACTATTCCACTCATCATTCCGAACATGGCAGTTCTTGGCCGGATCTTCCCAAGTCTTGCTACCAAGGGTACGGCAGGCACCAAGGTCACTTTCGGTGCGGGTGAGTGTTCCGCCATCATCAGTGAACCAATTGTGATTCATAACACGTGCGATGAGGATAGCACTAACGACGTGTATATCCCGGCCGCTCTGATTCAGAATGGTGGCGAGTTCACCATCGGTAGCACGAGCGACCCGGTGACTATCGAACTGAAAGTTACCATGCTCCCTGACGAGAAGGGTTATGTGAACTTCGGTTGCTCCGACCCGTCCAAGCGTACCAAGTATGATCCGGAACAGCAGAAGTACGTTGACGTGGCGGACTCGGGAAAAGCCAACACCGTCCAGGAGTAAGGAGCCTAAACCATGTCTGAAATCGTCACTATCGATACTCGCGAACAAACAGAGGAACACACTTTCAAACTGATTACCTCCAATAATCCCGAAGGCATGGTGTTCACAGTCAATCCGATGGGCGCGGGCACTTACCTCAAGTTCATGGACAAGGTGAAAGCCTTGCAAGCGTTGAACGCGCAAGACATGAGCAGTAAACAATTGCTTAAGATTCAAAACGACTTGTGCAATCTGCTTATCCCGCTCGTCTCCCCAACCGAAGATTTCAAATCTTGGACTGAGGAAGCAGAACAGAAATATCCGCTAGCCTATCAAGCGGTCATGCGTCAGATTATGCGTTTCGTTTTCGGTAAAACGTATTTCTAACGGGGGTAGTCAATGACGGTGCATAAGGTCATTGACGACTTCACGCCGGAGCAGTTAGCAAAACTCAAAGCCATTAGGGAGGCTGAGAGCAAGTCTAAGGCTTCGGCGTTTTTTCGTGATGACGAACTCTTGCTAGCCGAATTCGGCAAATACTACGGATGGCAAGCGGTACGAGACGTGCTGGCAGACAAGGTAGAGTATGAGACTTTCATAGCCCTATTGAATGCTGGGCGGAGTCTAGCTATCCGTGACCGCATACTACACGTTAATGACATGTATGTTGCGGTTGGAGCGGCGCAAGCGAAAAAGGGAGACAAAGTGTTAAAGCAATACGTTAAGCAATTGGAACGGAGCATGTGACATGGCGCAAGCGGGTGAAATTCGTTTTGATGCCGTTATCGACACTAGCGGCTATGAGAAGGGCGTCAAGAACATTGAGAACGCCACTGATGATATTAAAGAGTCAGCGGAGCAGGCGGACAAGGCCACCGAGAATGTTGGCAAGAATGGTGGCAAGAACGCGCCTTCGATTAAGGACGCGTTCAGTAAAACGTTCGACGGGATTAGCGAACTCGCTGACGGGTTAGGGTTGAGTCTGCCTAGCAAGCTTGTGAAAGTCGCGAGTATTGGTGGCGCTCTTGCCGCAGTCGGTGGCGTATTCAAAACCGGTATTGACACGGCTATTAGTCAGATTGACGTGCAAGGCACATTGGATGCTCAACTTGGCAAGGGTAGTGTGGCCGCTCAAAACGCTGGCAAGGTAGCTGGCGAACTGTACCGGCAAGGTTGGGGTGAGAGTTTGGAAGACGTGGCTAATGTCGCGTCTAACGTCAGTTCTGTGATTCGTGGCATTGGTGAGGGTGATTTGAACACTGTCACCAAGGCAACGGAAGTGTGGGCGCAAACCTTTGACGCGGACGCGGGCGAGAGCGTGCGTGGCGTGAAAGTCCTTATGGAAAAATTCGGTTTAAGTGCGCAGGATGCCACCGACCTTATGACCAAAGGTATGCAAAACGGCTTGAACTATACGGACGAACTCGCGGATAATCTGAGCGAGTATTCTGGCCGTTGGGCTGAAGCCGGTACGAGCGCGCAAGAATATTTCTCACTGCTTCAGGCTGGCGTTGATAGTGGCGCTTACCAATTGGACAAGGTGGGAGACTTCCTTAACGAATTTCTAACCTCCCTTACGGACGGTCGTATTGAGCAGAGTATTGGAGAGTTTTCGAAGGGCACTCAGGACGTTTTCAAAAGTTTCCAGGACGGTAAGGCCACTGCGGAAGACGTGTTAAATGCGATCATTGGTGAGATGGGCACCATGACCGATAAAACCAAGGAAGCCAGTCTAGCGTCAACGCTTTGGTCTAGTCTTGGCGAGGATAACGCGCTTGGCATGATCGAAGCTCTCGGCAACGTGCCGAACAGTTATGAAAATATCAAGGGTGCTACAGACGAAGCCGCAGACAGCACAATGAGCATCGGTCAACAGTGGGAAGCGTTCAAACGCACTATGGCCGGTACACTGGGTGACGCGTTCACACCATTTGTTAAGGGTTTCCTAGACGGTTTGACTGACATGACGGGGAAGTTTACAGACTTCGTGAACAATACCGATTGGAGCGGGCTAGCCAATATTCTGGGTAGTGTTGGTAGTGTTGTAGGCAAGGCGTTCGAAGCAGTCGGCAATTCAATCCAGCCAGCGCTTGACCTCCTGAAAGCATTTTCCGATTGGTTTAGTGCGAATAGTACGTGGATTGTTTCAACACTTGTTGGTATCGGTGCCGGTTTTGCTGTGTTCAAGACCGCGCAAATCATTAGTAGCGTGGTCGGTTTTCTTAAGTCGTTCAGTATTGCGGAGACTGCCGCTACAGTAGCGCAATGGCTGTTTAACGCGGCTATGGCGGCTAATCCGCTGGTGTTGGTTATCACGCTATTGGCGGCGCTTGTAGCTGGGTTGGTTTACTTTTTCACTCAGACTGACGCGGGTAAACAAGCATGGCAAGACTTCTGCCAAACCATGCAAGACTTGTGGCAAAACCTTTGCGACTTCTTTCAAAACATTTGGGATAGTATCACTAAGTTTTTCACGGACGCTGGAACAAATGTTACGAACACGTGGAATGCTGTCACTGATTGGTTTAGTGGTATCCCCGGCAGGATCAAGGGTTTCTTCAACGATATCGGCGCATGGTTTGGCGGTAAGTTCCGAGAAGTCAAAGATGCGATTGTGAACAGATTCAATGAGGCTATGAGCTTCATCACCGGTATCCCCGGCAGAATCAGGGATTGTTTTAACGGTGCGGTGAACTGGCTTAAGGATGCTGGCGGTAATATCGTTCGCGGCTTGTGGAATGGTATCAGTGATATGTTTAATTGGGTGCGGAGTAATATTCTTGGCTTCGGTGGCAATATTGTCAAGTGGGCTAAGCAAGCGTTGGGTATTCACTCCCCGTCGCGAGTCATGGCCGAAGAGGTCGGCAAGTATATTCCGTCCGGTATCGAAATGGGTATCAAGGCTAACACTAGTGGTTTGATGGACTCGTTGGACTCGTTGAGCTTGGATATGGTTGACGCTGTTAAGGTGCCGACTACTACTACTGGCTCACTGCCGGTGTTTGATGCTTCTTCGAGTGGTGTCACGTCCGCATTGCCGTCCACTAATATTGTGATTGAGAAAATGCAGGTGCGTTCTGATAATGATATTCGTCTTATCGCGCAGGAATTGAACCGTTTGCAACGTCGTGACTTGAAGAGGGTGTGAAATTGAGAATCATTTTCAATAACACTGATTTGGCTACCGTATTGCCGGATACCATGCTTTATATCGGTAACGTTACTGGCCGTGAGTTCGTAAGCCCGGACGTGACCACGGTAGCGTATAAGGGTGCGCATGGTAGCCGATTCGTAGGCAATCGTTATCCCGCGCGTGATATTCAAGTGGAAGTAACCGTTATCGGCTATTGTTTTCAGATGATGCCATCTTACGCGTCTAAGCTTATGAGCGTGTTGGCAACCGACGTGCCCGCTAGTCTGTCTTTCAGTGACCAAGAGGGCACGTATCAGGCTATCGTAAGCGCGATTGACTTGGAAGAGCATGAGACTTACGCGAATGGTACTATCACGTTCACGTGTCCTGACCCGCTCCGTCATGGTGTCGTGTATGATATTGATTTCGACACGCTCCCGACTGACACGTTGCACACTAATTACAATGTAGAACCGGTGTTGAATCTGGTCGTAAACAAGTCCGCCAACAATTTCAGCATTAATGTTAACGGCGACGTGCTCACCTTGGATATGCAAGTCGCTCAAGGTGACGTGATAGTGATCAACAGCGAGACACGCACTGTCACCGTCAATAACAAGCTCACAGTATTGGAAACGTCCGGCACGTTCCCGAAATTGAAGCAGACTGGGAACACGATTAGGTTCTACCCTGAATGCGGCGGCAATGGCTCGTATACTGCGAGGTGGCTATGATGCTGGCAGAAGATACTATTACCCTTGTGGGTTTGCAGGGGCATGAACTCCGCACGCTCAGCCCACGCGCGGAATGGACGTTTGACCAACGTTCCGATTCCACTAATCAGCTCACCGTTACCGTTGGTGTTGATGAGGCTGTTGACGTGGTGGGAGACATGGAATTATTGTTCCAGCACCGTCGATTCGTCATTAACGAGGTGAACCGGACGCGTGATGATGAAACGTGTGAGATTGTCGCGGATGAAGCGCAAGCTGAAATGGCGAGTATCGAAGTCGAGTCTTTCCAAGTTGAGAAGGCTAAGCTAAGTGCGGCAGTCACGCAATTGTTGTCCAACACGCTTTGGACGGTGGGCACTATCGAGGATGATACGCGCACTATCTACGCTGACTTGCAAGGCAAGAAGGTCACGGAACTATTGTCTTGGCTGGCTAATCAGTCTAACCAAGTGTTAGCGTTCGATAGTGCCAACCGTAAAGTGTCGTTCGTCAAGCAGGATACTACGCCTTCCGGGGTCGTGTTTAATTATGACGTCAACATGAGCAATATCAAGAAGACGGAGACCCCGCCGACGTGTACCGTCCTCCATCCTATCGGCGCCAATGGGTTGACTGTGGCAAACGTGAATCACGGTAGTGAACTGGTGGAAGACTTCGGCTGGTACACGTCTTTGGGTATGACCGAAGATGAAGCGCGTGCTAGGTTCACGAAACGTCAGGAATGGCAGGACGAACGTTACACGGTAGTGCAAAACCTGTTGGATGATGCTAGGAAGAAACTAGCAATCTCCGCGTATCCTACTCTCTCATATGACCTGACTGCCGTCAATGGTATCGGAGGATTGCGTTTAGGTCAGCAAGCCTACGTGTGGGATAACGTGTTGGATGTGCGCGTGTTGACTACGGTTAGTGTCATCCACACGTCAAGCGTGCATGATGATGATAGCGTGACATTGAATTATGTCCCACCGTCGTTTACGATTGCGACGGATGATACTACGGGCGATACGACGTCAACGAGTGAGGCTAGCGTATTCCAAGCGTTTAACGATTCCGACTATGAGCTGGGGGACACTGCTACGCGTGTACTTCCGTTGAGCATTAACGTGTACTCCGATACCATGCTTGAGTGCAATCTATGTCTAACTGTCAAAACCACGACTGCTGGACCGCTTGAGGGCTATTTTCTTTTGAACGGTGAAAAGGCTGGCCCGCGTATCATGCAGACATGCGCGGAAGGGTATGTCACTATCGGCCTCCCGTTCTTGATCACGAACGTGAGCAGTAATGACCAGACCACGCTTGACTTGTATCTTAAGCATGGTGGTGCTGGTAGTCTCGCTATCAATGACGCGCAAATCTATATTTCAGCTAAGGGCGCGTATGGTGGTATCACTAACGAACGTCCTGACCGGCGTGTGGTTGACGCTGTGGAACGTTTTAAACGCGAATGGCGTAACGTTGAGGATACGACGTCTATCATATTCCCGGAACGCAACGACACTACTGTTGCTGAGACTGTGGAACGGTTTAAGACGGAGTGGCGTGAGCCTGAAGATGTTGTTAATCCGATTGTGTGGCTTGAGGATAAGATGCTCACAATCACTAACGCCGAGAATGATACCGTGTTTACGCTTATCCTGCCGGACAAGAGTCAGCAAGCAATGCCCGCCGTGATTGACGGGTCTACCACGTTTGACTTGAGTACGCTTGGTTTGACTGGTTCGACTAAAATTATAGTAGATGAACTTGACGTGAGTGTCACGGTGACGCTTTGAAAGTGAGGGGAAATATTTTGAACGAGTCAGTGGAACGGTTGAATATCATGCCGCACGTGAAAGGTCACGTGGCCGTGGATGTGATGGAGGACGGGCGGATTGTAGACCATGCGGAGCATGATAATTATGTTAGCCCGTTCGTTTATGACGCGTTACGCAAGTATACTAACGCGCAATTCATGATGTTGCATGATGGGACGAACTTATATCGGGATGGTTCTGATTTTCCACAGTATGCGCTTAATAGTGCGTTTATCCTGACCGACTACGCGGGGCCTGTCAATACTCGGGAACGTGTGATTCATGGCACTCCACTGAGTTACGGTTATCACCAATATGTTTCCAATAATGCGAATGAGTGTAGTTTCAATCAGGATGAATCATATCGCAAGGCGAATTCTTTGCGTTTCGTGTTTGATTTTTCAACCTCGCAAGGGAACGGCACGTTCCAAAGCATTTATAGTGGCCCATCCACGAATAATCCAGCCTATAAGGCTGGATGCAAACTTTTGACAGGTTATACTGTTCGTTGGCCAGTGACTTACTGTGATGGAAAAATTTATACTCCGGACACTGATAGGCTTATCGCCTTCACGGTTGATGATTGGATTACACGACTTAACGGTGATACGTGGAATAGGCAAACCGTGCAAGTCCCTAACGCCGGATTAAACAACAGTAAATTTTTAACCGCTTATAATCATTCCATTTATTGGATTAACAGTCAGTCTATTTGCAGTGCGCCGGTGTCTGATTTAACTAACGTGACAACGCATAATATTGAAGATTATTGTCAATCGATTTCTTACTCCGCTATTCGTGACTCGTTTTTCATCCTCTTCCAAAATGAGGTCAGGGAGTATTCTACTTCTTTCCAGCTTAAGAAAACTTTCACGGGCAATTATTATTATGTTTCCGCTATGCCGGAGGAAAACAGTATCCTACTCAACAATCGAGTGTATGATATTGACGATAATGCTAACGCGTTGAAACCATGCGCACGATGGGAGGCAAACTCACCGTTTGACTGCATGACGTTCATAGGCGATTTCGCTCTAGCCTATGGCGGCGATTACGCGAATACCGGATTGTATTTGGGTTCGCAGTATTTCAGTCGTGCCCGCTTGGACAAGCCAGTGACGAAGAACAGCAGGCAGACAATGAAAATCACTTACGATTTCAACATGCCCCCGATTGATTGGGAGCATTGATGGAGACGGCATTATTGTGCGCTATTCTCGGCAGTCAGACGATAACTATTCTCGTGCAATGGGTGTTGAGCAAAATCGATGCGAAACGCAACCCATTACGCGAGGGGGTGAAAGAACTCTTGTTCTGCAAACTGAAACAGTTTGACGAACAACGGGAGCATAACGGGTTCGTGCCCATCGCGGACAAGGAAACTGTCGAACGCGTCTACAACGCCTACCATGCTTTAGGTGGTAATGGTGTTGGCACTGAGATAACTAACAAGATTCGTGCTTGCGCAAGCAGTAGGGAGGGAAAATGAAACAAAAGCCGAAACATAAGCGGTTTAAGCGGAGCATGGTCAGGCCGGTTGCCGGTTTGGCGTTGAGTGCGACTATTATGCTTTCGCCTAGCGTGGCGTTGGCGAACATGAATGGTGTGGACGTGAGCGGATGGCAACCCGCGAACATCACGCGCGTTATCCCGGCTGATTTCGCTATCGTCAAGGCCACCGAGGGTGTGGACTTCACTAACACTTCGTGGGTTAGCCAGATCACTGGCGCTATCGAAACTGGCAAGATTAATGGGTTGTACCATTATGCGAATGGTGGTAACGCGATTGCGGAAGCCGACTATTTCGTTAACTCTATCGGCTCGTATGTTGGCCGTTCCATGCTCGTGCTTGATTGGGAGAGCTACCGTAACGCGTCGTGGGGTAATGGCGGTTGGGTGCGTCAATGGGTTAACCGCGTGCATGAGCGGACTAGTGTATGGCCTGTGGTTTACGTGCAAGCGTCCGCCGTGTGGCAGATTCCGCAAGACGTGCGCCAACATTGCATGCTGTGGAAGGCGCAGTATGCGAGCAATGCCGTCACTGGCTATCAGTCTCAGCCGTGGAATGCTGGCAGTGCAGGTGAGGGCATGTTGCAATACACGTCTCACGGCATGTTGAATGGCTATAATGGTTTCCTTGACCTTGACTTGTTCTTCGGGGATAAGACCGCGTGGGGGCGTATTGCCTGTGGTGAGCGTAGTGGGTGCGTGCCTAATTCGTTCGCTAATACTGGCACCACTACCACGGTGAAGCATGATACGCCGAACACTACGTCTAATGATGACGTGAATCAGATGGCGAACGACGTTATCGCGGGCAGATACGGTAATGGCGCGACACGCAAGGCTTTGCTGGGCGGTTATTATGATTCGGTTATGAGGATTGTTAATAATCGTTTGGGATGCGGTACGACTCAATCCTCTGCGCAATGCGTTTACGTTCAGTCTGGTGACACGTTGAGTTCGATTGCATCACGCTATGGTGGCAGTTGGAATGAGTGGGCGGGCTACCGTAGCGGCAATCCGAACATCATTTATGCTGGTGAGCGTGTTTGCCGTCGCGGATCTAGCGTTTCCACTGGGGGAGCACGCCGTTATACTGTGCGGTCTGGTGACACGTTGAGTGGTATCGCGTCACGATATAAGATTAACGTGGGTCAGATTAAGGGTTATCGTTCAGGCAATCCTAACGTGATTTATCCGGGTGAAACCTTGTATTGGTGATTGGAGTAAATTATGGATGTTACGCAGGCTGAGACTATCGCGGTGGCTATCGTCGGTTTGGTTGCTCCCGTGTTCGTGCAGGTTGTTAAACCTGTTCTGCCGGATAACATGACCGCATTGTTTAGTCTCGCGGTCAGTGTCGTGCTGGGTATGTTGGCTATCGCGGCTGTTGGCGGGTTCAATCACGGTTATACGTGGGGTGTACTGCTTGTTGCTGTGATTGGTGTGTCGCAGACGGTTTACACTGCTGTCAATCAGGTGATGGGCGGCAAGCTTGGCAAAACGTTTGTTGACGAAAATACGTTGGCCTAGTATAATGTGAGGTGCTGAAAGTTTTGGCGATTGACTTTTAGTGCTGTCATTGATAAGCCGCACGGTTTTCTTTCACCGTGCGGCTTCTCCTTTTTTAAATGTCTTTCAAACCGTCCCACGTTTGCACTGGAATGCTTTCGGGTCGTGCGAAGCCTGACACGATTAATCCCAGTCGTTCGGCTTCTTTCACGTTCTCATGCACCCAACCGTGGCAACCGGTGGTACCTGACCCGCAGAGGGTTATGAGGTTTGTACTGGAATGCATTTCAGCATAGGGGTGCGAGCGTAAGCGCCGGTGGTGGATGGAGTAGCCGAAGGGCGTGTATCTTATGTCCCGTCCGCATCTCACACACCGGTAGTGATCACGTTCTAATACGATTGTACGGGTTTTTTCGGTTGGATTATTCTCTTTTGGTTTGCCCTCTTTCGCTAGCATTATTCCTCCGCTTGGTTCGCGCAAAATTCTGCTAATTGCGCGAGTACAACCCCCAGCATGGCGTAGCTTTCCTTGCTGAGGGTTTCGGCTGTACCAATCGTGTAGGTTTGTTTTTCCTTATTGGTGGTGTAGCGGAGTTTTTCCTCTATCATTGAGTCGGCTAGTTCAACGCTGACATGCATAATAAATTCTGGCATGTTTTTCATTTTGTTTCCTCCCTTGGTTGAAATGATGCGACTTGTTCGCCTTCGTCATCAAAAATTGTTGCGACGACTCCGTGTTCCGCTGATTTTCTTGCCATGGCTACGGCTTGGCTGAATGTGGCGCATATATGATCGGCGCCGTTAAAATTTACGATGTACATGTTTTATCATTCCTGTGTTGTCGGTATTTGTGTTGTGTGTGTATGTGGGGGCGTGTCTCTTGGCACGCCCCTTAGTGACAGATCTTTGTACTATGCTTTAATCAGTGCGTAACGTTCTCCATAGGTTTTGAGGAATCTACCGAGCTTAAGGCCGTAGTTAGCAAGCAGTTTGTTTGCCGCGGCCTCCCATTCCTCGCTAGCTGAGGTTTTCCACACTTCCCCGTGTGCCCTACACGGCAATCCTTCAATCCGCTCGATATCATGGTCTTCAACATCACTTTCCAAATCGATGTGCCATTCACGGTCAGAGCCGAACCAGAGTCGATTACCGGTGATACCGTCCTGAATAACGATGGAGGTGCGGGTGATGTCGCCGTAGACGGCAACTGGATTGATTCGGACGGCCTTGTTGTGGTTGTCAATTGCTGTGAACATTGTTTGTCCTTTCCTTGGTTGGTAATTACATAATACATCATTTTAAGTTACGACACGCCGAGCGTTCGACAAGCACGCCCCAACACATCGGATATTTCAGCGGCACCAACCGGGACACGCGATAATCAGCGCCATAACGCACTTCGGCAAGCCGAGCGATAACCGCGTGCGCTCTCTCCCTTGCTTCGGCTACCCGCTTGTCATAGCCACGTTTGCGTTTCTCCCAGCCGTCGCTAGTCCTCTCATACACCTCCCATACGACACCATTCCCCGAATAATGAGACTGCACACGATAGTCGTAAGCGTCAACGTTCCGATATCTCATCCTATCCCCCTTTTTTAGTACATTTCAGCGATGTGTCGGGTGAACGCGCATACGCTAACTGCCGTCAGATAACCACGTAAACCCGTCTTCCTCGCCATGAGGAGCCATACGGGGAAAGTGATGAGGGGAGCGAGACACCAACCGCATGTGGCGAGATTACGCAGGCTATCGGCCTGTAATGCCTCGTGTGCCTGTCCCCTCGCCTCATACTGCGCTTCGATCGTATTGCAGGCTTCTAGCCATGCTCTGCGCGCCTGTTGCAGACCATGCCCGAAACCGTCCGTAAGCTGGACGCAAGTATTAAGATACCCGGCGACTAGTCCGGCCTGCACTGCCTTGTTCATTTCTTAGCTCCTTTGCGGTAGCCGTAGAGTGCCGCCAACATGCACGCGACACCGATAATATTGATGAAGTTCATGTTTTCGTTCGCGGATAGCACGATCCCAAAGAGAAAGAGTATCGCTACGAATCCGTCGTTTTTATTCATTGTAGACTCCTTTCATTAGTGGTGCCCCGCCCTTGCGGGCGGGGCGGTATGTAGTTTAGATTGCGTTTTCGGGGAGCTTTTTGAGGTAGTCTATTGCCGCGTACATTCCTTCGGTGGTGTAGGGGAAAAGCTTCTCATAGCAGTGATGCGGATAGTGGTTGCCGCGCTTGCGGTAGTCCTTGCGGAGTTCTTCGTCGGTCTTAGGAACCTCCCAGTGGACGCGGATTACTCTGTGAATGTCTCCCGTGCGTGTGGTGTACGCGTCTAGGTTGTTTGTGATGCGGAGCTTCTTCTTGTCGCCCATCATGTTGTCGAAAATTTCGAAGAGGTTGAATCGGAGGTTTTCGGTGGTCATTTTGTTTGTCCTTCCGGTTGGTCGTTATGGAGGTTTGTGCGGTTGCCTCCGCCGCTATGGGGCTCACCAAGTCTGTGCGAAATGTTCGACCTGCTCGGCGCTGAAGGTCTTGGCGGGATCACGGTAGTCTTCATCGGCTGTGGTGAAGGCGTAGGACGTGTAGTAGGCGTTGCCTTCGTCATCGACGGCCTGATCACGGTCGATGCTCTCCCAGCTGTCGCCTTCCTCTTTGGCTTCGAGCGTATAGTCCTCGCTCATCCAGTAGTTGTAGAGGTCGGCGTAGGTGCTGGTCTTGGTGAATTCGATGCTGGTCATTTTCTTTGTCCTTCCTTGTTTGGTTGATAATTACATAATACATTATTGTTGAGTGCGACACGCCGGAAATAAAAAAAAGGAACCCACGAAATTTATTCGTAGATTCCCCTTACTCAGCGAGAGCAATACGCCAAGCACTGCACCTCAAGTGTATCCACATAACGATAACACACACCGTCAAACACGAAAAAAGGCGCGCTAGAATACTTGTGAGCCTTGCGCAAAGTCCAGTAACGGCTGTTACCCGGCTGAACGACCATGAGGGCAATCATAACGCCCGTTTTCTTCTTGATTCGTACCACCATTTTTCGTAGTTCGTCAATCAACTCGCGGTGTTTGCATCCAGCGCAATCATCAAACACCGCGTAGATCACACGTCGTGAAATGCTCACCAGTCCACACCTCCCAGTTTTTGCAGTTCGTCAATGAGAGTTAACGTCTGCAATTCTTTTGTCTCCTGTGCTTCGATTTCGCTCGCAACACTCCGCCGCTCTACCGCGAACACCTCATGTTGCAAACTGCCATAAATCCGGTCGTCAAACATGGTGAAGAAAACCGTCTGCAAGTCTGGGTTGACGACGAAATACTGTAACACTTGCGTCTGATACTGCTCTGGGATGAAGTCGAACTCTCGACGCGGTCCAAGAACCTCCGGGAACAGTTTGAGAGCCAACGAATACAATTCGGCTCGTTGGTCGTCTGACGTTTCCGAACCGTTGAGCATCTGGAACACACGGAACGGAATTACCGTCTGCAAATGGTATTTCGTGCCAAGGCTTTTTGCCTCAAAAGCAATTCCTGGATTATACACAAGTCCATTAATATCGATTTGCGGTTTTGTGTAAGCGTCTGGACTGACCGCAATACGGTCATCCACGTCACTTACCCACATTCCAGTATCAAACTCAACAACGTCCGTGGAAATGTCAAGTTTCTCGCACGCCATCATGATATTGGTGTTTTCCAATCGGTGTCCGCGTTCCATTGGCGGCTCCCCGTCCGGCTGTTCCGCAATCATATCAGCGAGCAACTGCCAGAAATCGAGGTTGACTTTCAAGCGTTCGTTATCACGCTTGGCCTGTTCCGCCTTCTCTCGATACTCTTCGGCCTTTTCAGCGGTTTTCGCCTTGTCTGCCATGGCTTCGAGTTTGGCCACGTCCTTCTGCGCGTAATGGTCGAGCGCGAGCGTCCCGGCTTTGGTGCCGGTGATTTTGCCTATTCGCGCGTCTAACCATGCTTGCGTATCCTGTGCTTGTGAAACGTTTAGGATCTTCATTTTAGTTTTCCTTCCTTACCGGTAATCCGTCTTCCGTGGTGGTGAGCGTGTATGCTTTCATCAGTGTGTCCGCTATTTTTTGGCGTCGTGCGGGCGGGATGCGTCGGAACTTGTTCTCCCAATGCGCGACTTGGCATTGCCGTACACCGTACATTTTCGCCAACTCACGCTGGCTGATGCCGAACGCGTTGCGCAAATATTTCAATAATTCGCTCTCGTCCAAAGAGTCAAGATAACTATTCCGACTGTTGACGGTGCGGAGATTGTTTTCATGGTCGAGTGTGAATAGGTTGCCGTTTTTTGACTGGATAAGGTAGGCGTAAACGTCTTCCTTGATTCTGTATTTTCGCTCTCCGGCGACGGTTTTGAATGTGATGGGCATAGCTCCCGGCCATAGTGTGAGTCTCATTTATCCTCTCCCGCAATCTCTTCATTATAGTAGACGTATGCGATTCCGTTGACGGTATTGAATTGTCCTCGCACGATGTTTTTGTAAATTGTCGGTTCGATTCCAGCCAAGTAGAGCAAGTCTAGTGCGTCTTCTCTGGAATTTGGGTAGATTGCGATTTGCGGAGTGTAGCCTTTTAGTTCAATGTCTGGTGAGTCTTTAGCCACTTCGTCAAGCTGGGTTAGTGTCTCTTTGAGGAACTTGACGTATTGGGCAAGGGTTATTGTATCTTTCATTATTGTTCCTTTCGTTAGATGGTGCCCCACCCTTGCGGGTGGGGCTGTGGTTTGGTTTAGAGTGCGTGTTCCTTGAGCAGTTCGGCAAATTCGTCGGGGTCTACCTGTTCATAATCGGTGTAGCCGTTCATGTCGCAGATGGTGCGGAGGTCTTTCGCGGCTCCGTAGGTGTCCCAATTGCCGTCATCCTGTCCGCTGTTTTCAAGGTAGCTGATGATGTAGGCTTCTGCTGTGCTGAGGTTGATTCCCATTTTGTTTGTCCTTTCCTTGGTTGGTAATTACATAATACATCATTTTAAGTTACGACACGCCGGACTAGAGATAATCCATGACAACGAAACCCATGCCCGCCAAACCAATGAGGATGGTAGACAATGCGAGAAGAGTCATATAACTATCCTCACACCACAACGCCGCCCCCAAAGCGACAGCGGACACGATCGTAAGCGCCAAGAAACCGCAGAATATAGCGACCTTTTTCACTTGTTACCGCCCTTGCTGATGGCCTGACGGAGAAGCGTAACGTCATGCTCTGTCAAGTCCTGCGGTTTACGCACCTCATGGCCGAACTGCGATGCCAAAGCGTTGACGTAAAACCCTAGATTGGTTCCAGCGGCCTGAGCCATGTTGTTAAGGTCGTTGACTTCCTGTGCTGTGGCCTTGCGTGGTTGTTGTGGGGCGGAATAGTCGCGCATTGCGGCGCCGTCATCGTCCTTGTCGGGGAAGATACCAAGGGCGGCGTAGAGGGAGTAGCGTCGCGCGTAGGTTACTGCGGAGCCGATTGCCTGCGGGTCGGGCACCACAATAAATGGGTAGTCCCCCACATTCAAGGTTTTTTCAGCGTCGAAAATGATTGTTTCGACCGTGCCGTAGCTCACTTTGTCGCCTACCGCGCCCATGCGTACCACCTGCCGGAAGGCTAAATCATACTTGGCGAAAATAGGTTTGATGGTCTTGAGAATGGTAGCAAGATTGAGGTATTTGTAGGTGCGTTGCCCGGCGTTGGCTGTTAGGTCGGTGACGAAGTTGGGTACTTCGTTGAGGACTGCCATATATTTTTCTTCGAGTTTCATTATTGTTTCCTTTCATTAATGGTGCCCCGCCCGCGTGGGCGGGGCGGGTGGTTGTTTAAAGATATTTTACTTCTGCCTCGTAGACTGCGCACTGGTCTAATCCTTGATGCCAAGTGAAATCGTCTACAAGGCAGACTCGACCGAACGTGAAATCTTCGTCGCGCTTGAGGATGTTGCGCATGTTTGCCAATTGGTTTTTGATTTCCACTGCTTCGCTGTGGAATTCGTAGACTTCTCCGGTTTCTTTAATTACGAGACGTTGCTTGCAAGCGCGATGGCTGAGGTAGATGATTGCGGTGTCCATTTTGTTTGTCCTTTCCTTGGTTGGTAATTACATAATACATTATTGTTGAGTGCGACACGCCGAACTAGGCAAAATCTCACCCAAACGACTCAACCCCCGCGCGCTCTCAAGACCACGGAACCGCTTAGCGGCCTGCGCGGACTCGTCAATCGTCCGCCCACTCAACCGGTTGCGCCGATACTCCCAACTTGCATCCCCCTCGATACCTAACGCACGCATCTCATGCATAATGTCACCTTCGGATGGATTATGATCACGCTTCCATCTGCGCCAAAACGCGTTCAGGTCGGCGGGCATGAGATACGGGCGCTTCCTCGTGTATTCCGGGCTTGCGAAAAATTGGCGTATCGCTTCTTTCGCCACGTCTAATCGCATGTCAGTGGCTAACGCTTCAATCCATGCGGTCACTTGGATGTCGGTCACAAGACGGTTATCGAAGGCGCTGGCATAGGTTAGGAGCGCCTGCACCTGCAACTTGTTCATTTCAATTCATCCTTATATTCCGCTTGCATCATTTTCACGATTCGCAACATGTTTTGCAAATCACCTTTACGCAGGTACGTCCAGAAAAAGCCTTCACGGTAGGTCACAGCGCGCCTAGCAATGTTCAACATGTTGTCCATGTAGCGACAGCACTTCCCCACTTGCATGAGATTGTGCGCGTCTAATGGTTCGCCATCGATTTGCAAACGGCATTTCTCGCCATTGTCGATAGCCCTCTGTAGATACCATTCTGCTTTCTGTAAGTCTTCGAGGGGACGTCCCTTGAGTCGGTGTCGCCACACGTATTTTATGGCGTTGCCTACGCAAAAACTGTGATATTGCGCGACTTCAATGCATTCGCAAGGTTTCGTGTTGTCGGTGTAGTGTGCTGGATGATTGATATTGTCCATGAGTGTTTCCCCTAGAAGTTTGGTGTGATTGAGTCCAGAAAATCGTCAAGATAAAGGATGAAGTCTTCTTGTGTTGAGTCGTGAAGTTGTGGCTGATAATCCGCGTGTAACCATTGAATGCCACTGGACATTTTCATCCACTTAATACCGGCAAGATACACGAGTATCGTATTGTGGACTTTATCAATCGTCCAGTTTACGGGAGCTATGACGTCCATCATGTAACTTTTAGATTGTGCTCCGCTTCTCTGCCGGTTTTCTAAGCCTTTCCATGCTGATAGCCATACTCTGTAGCGTGCTATTTTTTGGTTGTCTTGTATGGTGAGGGCTGTTTCGAAGATTGCCGTGTCTTTTGTCTTGTCGCATTCCACGACGGAATGCATGTCATACGGGGGTATGTCGTTGAATAGTGTCAGCATTTTATGTCCCTTTCATTTGTTGGTTATTTTACATTATCGATTATACATGATTACGGACGCGACACGCCGGACTCAATCTGAAAGCCGAAGAGGTCAGTTTGCGACTCCATCGCTTGAGTAAGATTCCGCATATTCCGTTCCGCGTTCGTGACGGGCTTGCGGGCTTGCGGAGGGTCTGGACGGTATTCGTCATTCCATCGTTCACCGTTGAGCCATGTTGCGAAATTGGGTATAAACCGGGTTTCCGTGTTGGCGCACTGTGCGGCAAATGCTTGCACCTTGGCCAGAAGAAACGCGCTGTTTATACCTACTTTTGCTTTACGCCATGCCTTGTAAGCGGCCATCTTGGCTACATGCTTCGGGTAGATCGCCCACAGTTGCTCGAATGCGTTCGGGTATTCCTCGCGCTTACGTGGCGCGGGTTCTACCGGTGCGAGTTCGCGTGCGGGTTCTACCGTGGTAGTCGATTCTGGAGCTTGGTAAACCGTTTTATCAAGCGTATCAGGGTCAGACTGCCTAGCCCTTTCAGTATTGGCTTTGAAATTGCGTGGCTCCTCAAGATGGTAAAGGCACGACGTGGTGCCGCCATTGGCTAGTGCTCGATGTTCCCGCGTTATGAACCCTTTGGCGATTAGTTCCCTTATGGCCTTTAGTGCCGTCTTTGGTGTGCATCCGGCTTCGGCGGCTATGGTGCTTACGCTCGGGAAGCTGAGATTGTTTTCGTCGCTGTGGTCAGCGATGATGATGTAGACGAGTTTCGTATAGCCGCCTATGGTGCGATCTCGAATGATGCAGTGTCTTACTGCTACGAACCCTTGTTCTTTAAGCTTTGCCATATTTTGATAATAACATAAACTCAACCAAAGCGCAAACTATCTTATATGTTTTTTCTTAAATGGTTATCCTTAAAGAAATATGGTTATACTTCGTGCGTACTAGGTACCTACCCCCCCCACAGTACCTAGTACCTACCCCCACAGTACC